AATTGTTTGTTCAAGATGTTCAGGGCCTTTTTAGCCTCTTCATCCTTTTGTTTGTTCAAGATGTTCTTAGCCTTAGCCTCTTCATTCCCTTGTTTGTTCAAATTGTTTTTAGCCTTGTTAGCATTGAAAGTGTTCTCTTCTTTGGGTTCGGCTCTTTCAATTCTCTTAGCTTCTCCAGCCCTTTGTTTGTTCAAGATGTTCAGGGCCTTGTTGGTGTTAAAGGTATTCTCTTCTTTGGGTTTGGCTCTTTCTTCAGTCTTTTTCTTACCAGCCTTTTTAGCCTTATCGATGCTTTCAGCTTCGCGTTTGATACGATCGATGTCGGTGTTCTTATTCTTGACCCTACCCATGAACTTGGTTACCTGATTGGAACTAAGATTCGTGAGACCATCGAGGAATGTGCGTAATTCGGTCTGCTTACGAGCAAATGTGTTACGTTTACTCTTGAGATCTTCATCAACCCTTTGAATGTTCTTCTCCAAGTTATTCATTTTGGTATCGAGTTGTACCCGATCTATGTACTTGTTTTTGTCTTGGTTAGACAACAGAGTATTCTTCATGAATTCGCGAAGTTTCATCTTTTTGTTCGTCACGATCTCAGCATTTAACGACACTCTTTTCTTGTCAGCTTCCTCTTTCACCTTATTCGCAGTGAGGAGACCATTCTTAAAATTTGTGATGAGTTTGTTTCCGTTAGTACCCAAATTCTTCGAGGACACATAGTTTATGATAGATTGTTCTACATATTTTTTGGATTGTGCGTTTGCGTTCATGCGTTTAGCAGAACTTAAGACAGTGTTTACAGCTGTACCAGACTGTAAATTCGTACGCAACTTCGTCTTGTTATTTTCCGAGATGCTTGATAAATTCTTCAACGCGTTTTCCAATTTTTCTTGGTTGCGAGTTTGTTTCGTAGATGTCGCGTTATTTTTAGACGACTCGAGTGTCTTGTTCGGTGACTGATCGAAGAATCCGACGATCATATTTTTGTTTTGACCTGAGAGACCCAAACTATCCATGTAGTTCATGAGTGCACCGCGCTCACCGGTGCGTTTATCACCTTTTCTCTGTTGAACCAAAGACTTCGCATTCGCCTCGAATGACTCGAGGTTACCGGGTGCATTATCAAACTTCGCGAGGAGTGTCACCTTATTTTCTTCGGTGAGATTCATAGATTTCAAGAGTTCCTCGAGCTTCTTGCGATTCTCGACTATCTTTTCACTCGTTCGCGTCTTTTTGAGAGCGTTCGCCTTTTGTTTCATGGCATCGAGATTTTTGGTGTTGTTAAATTCGAAGAGGATAGAGTTACGATCCTTGACATTAAGGTTGAGCGTTTCATCGAGGTACCTGTACAGTTCTTGTTTTTGGTTCGCAACCTTTTGAGTTGCCTTACTATTCTTGAATTTTTGAACATTTTGTAAGATAGCATTCAAGGAATTGTTTTCATTTTTAAACTTTTGTAAGAACCGATTCTTATTTTCTTGGTTCAAGTTCCCGAGAACTTCTTCGAGTTTCCTAAGATCTTCATTCCTCTTACCACCAATGAGACCATTGAGTTTATTCTTGAGTTTTTGAACATTGTTCAGACTTTTGATGGCGTTCAAATTATTCGAGATGTTGATGTTACGGTCGAGTGCGCGTCGAGCGAGATCTTTCTTACCCTTACCGATGTACGCCTGGTTGATTTTAGCGTTGAGGGTCTTCAGGTTTTCTTTGTTGACGTTAAACTTCAGGTTGAGTTTATTCTCTTCGCGAGCCTTGCGAATACGTTCAGTCAGACGCACCTTCTCACCAGATGCACCTTTGAGTTCCTTCACTTTTTCATGTAAAGCATTCATGTTTCGTGGGTTCGCGTCGAAGTTTCGCATGATCGTGTTGATATCGTCGTTTGCGAGATTGAGATCATTCTTGAGATGGCGGCGAAGTGCGATTTCCTTTTCCTTTTTGTACTGACTAGAAAGAGTAGACGCTTTGTTTTTTAAATTGACGACGGTCATGTTTTCGAAGGCATCCCAGTTATTCAAGAGAGCCTCACGATCTTCAGGTTTGAGGTTGTACTTATTGAGAACTGTCTCGACGTTTGTAACATTTTCTTTCGATTTCTTTTTCATAAACGCCGTGATGTTTGCTTGAATGTTACTGATTCTGGAATTTTTAGTGATTTTGTTATAAAATTGTTGTCTGTTCGTGACAGGAACATTTTCTTTGTTGAGTAACTCGGTGAGTTCGAGTCTTTTCTTCTGGTCGAGAATGGTATTTGCCGTTTCACGAGTGGTGACACGCTCTATCTCTTCGTTAGTGAGTCTGAGTTGTTTCGCGTATTTAACAATCTCATCTCTGTTGGTAGCACTCTTTGTGGTGATGGCAGCTTCAACCTGCTTCTGAATGGCATTCAGATTTTTGAGTGTTTTTACGTTAGTCACCTTATTCATGAAATCGTTCGTCAATTTGGCATCGATGATTTTGTTGGAGAGTGCGTTTCTTCCCCTATTGACGGCACCTTCTATGGTAGTATCCACGGTACGATTCAATTTGTCGATGTTCTCCTCTGAGTTCAACTTGTTCGTATTCGTATTGAAATTGAACGCGACATCGTAACTCTTCGCAGTGTTAATTTTGTCTGACAAAGCCCGTTTCTTACTGTTGAGATCCCCTTTACTGGCCACTTCCTTATTGACCGCAACCTTGATGTTCTCGAGAGAAATGTTGGTAGTCTCGAAACGCTGAATAAACTTCAATTTGTCGATGTTCAGAGGTTGTAAGTACTGCTTTAATTCATCGATATTCTTAGATCGTTTGGTGTTTTTCACTTTTTGTATTTCAGAATTGATCTCCTTGCGAAGTTCGAGGAGGTTCGTATTGTTCAAATTGACTTGTCTAACAAACGCGTTCCTTTTATTTTGTGGTAAAATTGTATTCACACTGATATAACTTTTTAACTGCTCCCTACTTTGAGCGACTCGCGCAGCCTCCTTTTGTTTTTTGGAACCTTGTTTGGCAGCCCCGGTGTCGTTTATTTTCTGTTGAAGGGGGACAAGTTTGTTAACAGTGTTCAGTTTTTGAATATTTTTAGAGAAATTGACGTTCAGGGACTTGGCACGATTAGATAACTTAGTCTTACCCGCACTCATGACACGAACTTTCATGGCATTGAGATCGGTATTATTTTTCAACTTGAGAATATCGGATTGGATGTTCGCATTCAAATTGATCATAGACGCGAGAGTCGAAAGACCTCGAACCTTTGCGGCGAATGTACCTTGAACCTTTTCGGCCCCGGCTTCGCGAATTCTCGCTTCCACAGCCGATACGTTGTTTAATGAGTTGAGTTTAGACATGTTTTCGTTCACACCCAATTGTTTAGCCAAGGCGAGGAGTCTCTGTCTCTCGGTATCTAATTTTCCAGAATTTCGCGCCCCTTTTAACGTTTTCGCTTCCTCCACGAGTTTGGTGACATTCTTATTACCGTTGTTAAATTTACCCATGATCGTATTTTTGTTTTGTGCGTTCAGATTGAGAGCGTTCAGGTTTCTAACGAGACGTGTTCTCGCATTTTCACCTTGACCACCGAGTACTTCTTCTTCGCGCTGTTTGGCGGCACGCTTTAACGCGTCGATACTTTCACCTTTGTTGAAACGTGTAAGAAAACTATTCTTATTCGTTTGATTAATTTTCAATGGGGTCAGATAGGCGAGAAGGTCCTGTTTTATGAGGGCATTCTTTTCTTTTTTTCTCTGCTCGACCAAATTGTCCGCGCGAACTTTTAAAGAATTCAAATTCGTCTTATTGTCGATGAGATCTTCGAGACTCGTCTTATCCCCATCGGAAAGCTTGACATTTACGACCATACCCATGAACTTCTTTTTCTGATCAGAGACGAATGCGGTACGCTTCGTTTCGTTTTCCGTTTTAGCCTCTTCGATGAGACTGTTTATGTTGGCATTCTCAGCTTTGCTACGGGCCTTGAACGTAAGCTTTGACGCATTATTGATGAATGGAAGTGTCGCGAGTATGATATTCATCTTTTGTTCGTTGTTCTGTAAAGCACCCGACTTTAACGTAGCCTCAGCCTCTAACTGCTGCAGGTCTTCGGTTGTCATGCGATCGATGATCGATGTACGATTTGTGTTCGACAAGGACATCTTTTCTATTTTCGTTATAAAGTTAGTCTCGAGGGTCTTGTACTTCACCGCCTCATCTAAGACATTTGAACGTTTTACAACACCAGCTTTTACTTTATTTATAAATGGTTGTTCACGCTTGAGTTGAAGTTTTTGTATTTTATTGATAGCATTATTGAGTTCTATGTTTGTAGGAACGTTAGGGACGTTGAGGACCTTAGGTTTGAGCATGGGTCCTTGCACACGTAATGGGTCGGTATTTATGTAGTACCCCGTACCCTGATTACCAGTTTTGAATGCGTATCCCGTCTTGGCACCAGTAAAGGTATCCGATGGCATAAAGTTTGCTTGTTTTGGTTTGAAAATTCGATTAAAAAATGACCCTGTAGGTTGTTTCAGTCCGGCAAAAATAGACTGTGTAGGTTGTTTCACGGCACTCACCTGGCCGTTAAGAAATTTTGGTTTCTGGCCTGTCATGAATAGACTCCCTTTGGGAAAATTTACACGGGTTCTGGGAACTGGTGCCCTGGTGTTCACTGATGTGTTGGTATTGAACGACCGGTTAACGTTGTTCACTGCTGTGTTGTTCACTCGGTTCACTGCTGTGTTGTTCGCTCGGTTCACGTTGTTCGATCGGTTCACTGCTGTGTTGTTCACACGGTTCACGTTGTTCGATCGGTTCACTGCTGTGTTGTTCACACGGTTCACGTTGTTCGATCGGTTCACTGCTGTGTTGTTCACGTCGACGTCAACGTCAACGTTGTTCACTTTCCCTGGAGCGGTACGTTTCGTTCCAATCTTCACGGGTTCGTGAACTTTCATGTACCTGAGACGCTTACCGATAGAATCGATCATCTGACTCTTCGTCATCTGATCCATCTGACGAATCCCAACTTTACGGGCAACTCTCTTAATATCCACACGCTTAGAGGACGTATCGAAAAGGGTCTCATAATCACCGGGGGTAAGTGGCGACTTTTTGTCGAGGAGGTAGGTCTTATCAGAACTCATGATCAGAGGGGGGAGAGGTACATTTCCAGATCTGATATCGTCAAATACCTGACATGTTTGTTTTTTTGTCAATTTAATACTGTGTCCTGTGTGTATCTTAATGAGTTTCTTTAGGACATCGAGTTCTACGTCTGGATCGCAAACCTCAATCATATATAATAAACTGATAAAAAAAGTGTTATGTCGAATATCCAATAGTGTATAATTTTAACTTTTGTTCGTAGTCCATATTGAAATCAAACACATTCGCATCTTTCACGTTAATTTCTATGATTTCTATGGGTATCGTGTACGTTGACCTATTCGTGAGGGCTGAACGAACGAGTGTATCTATGAATTGTCTGGGGGTATCTATGTTTTCCTGGTATATTTTGTCCATGATAATCTTAATACATGTCACTTCATGTGGTTTCTTATCAAGAAACGGAACCAACGGATAATCCTCTTTTGTACCACCATCTATGTACATTTTACCTTCACGTGTTCCACAAGCAAATATGAAGGGTACAGCCATGCTCATACACACAGCATCTATGACCTTCATGTCTGGATGTGTATCACGTGAAAAATAAACAGTTTCTGCACTGTTTAGACAATACGCAGATACGTATATCTTAGTTTCTAATTCCCCAAATGTAGGATCTCCTTTACATAGTTCCACAAACTTTTTACGTATTGGACCCATATCGACAAAACCAAATTTGTTAAAAAATGAGCCCAAGCGTATTTTAACAAAGTTGGGGATATTTAGGGATAAAGATGTCTCCAAAATCTCATCTACGGACATTCCCACTGCTAAAAACAATGCCAAAATCGCACCAGCTGAAGATCCGGAAATTTCCTTAACGTCCGCGAGTGAATATTCGCGTGCTTTTAGAGCACCAATCAATGAGAAGATCCCCATAGATGCAGGACCGAGGACGAGGTACTTCATCTTCTTACTTAATAGAATTGAGGAAATTGACGACGCAAAACCGCGAAGACCACCGCGAATACAACCGCGTGGGTCACAGCCGCGGGGAGGCTGGTCTGACCGGAACTGAACACCCCACCCGAACCAGGAGGTAACGTGAGAAGGAGACCGGGGCTCAAGGCGATAAAGAGCGTGGTCGTGACGATGAGATCAGTCTTGGTGAGCACGATACCCATAGCTTTGGCGATGAGGCTGTACACGAGGAAGAACACAAGCGCGTGGAAAAAAATAGCCATCTGGTTGGTACTGCCGTTGGCGAACTTGACATTCTTACCCGCGGTGGTCAAAAGCACACCGGGGCTGAGCGCGAGAAAAAGGGCGGCGGGGACAGCGACTTTCTGGGACGTGAGATCGGGTAACATTTAATATACGCGCATATAATTTTTAGCGAAATCAACAAAATGGTGGACTGTAGCACCACGCATCATATGCTCATGAAGACCATTACTATTCACGATTCGCCTGATGTTTCTCCAGATATCATGGAGCACCCGTTCATCATCCTCAGACTCGTTACATTCTTCATGTTCTACGTAACAAAACTCGACGAAATCTATAAATTCTCCCGAGTGTTGGAGTCCCGCGTCATAGAGGAGTGTCCTGGTGGTATTCCACATGTGCCTGAGTTCGTCTGAGTATTCGACTTCCCAGTCTTCGATATTCAGAGGAGTGTGTTCGTCATCGAACCCGTCATCATCACTGACGTCGGGGTCAAATCCAATTGAGGCTTCGTATACGTATTGGCTCCAAACCATGGTGAGTTTTACTTATCTTCTTTCTCGGGTTTATCTTTTATACCGGTTAATGAAAGAGATGTAGATTCTTTTGTTTTAAGTCCATCTTTAATAGCATTTAGGGCGCCTTCGACCTTCGTTTCGTCCCCCCCAAAAAAGGTCATGAGTCCCTCCTTGATGGCATCCTTATTCATACCCGCTTTCCTAATGGTTTTACGGATACTAATCTTCCCCTTCCTGAGATTAATCGTGTCAATACCCTGATCCATCATGTGCTTCTTCACATTCTCCTTGAGACGCTTCTCCTCCTGAGTGAGGACCTTGATGTCAGATTTCGCTTCGGCTAATTGTTTCGTGAGCTCTACCAGTTTAGATACATTCTCGGAGAGATCAGGTGCAACAGATGTCATTATTTACTACATGGATCAAATCTTTAAGCGCAGAGACCACGATGCATGAGATCGGGGACGATAGTGGAATTGTTCCACACGAAAGGTTCTTTGGGGTTGGGGGGGTCCTTGCGGATCTGCTGGTTGGCGTTGCGGAGAGCACCACCGACCGTCTCGGGGTACCCAATCTGCATGCGGGGTTCGAGGAAGTTCTGACCCTTGAGGATATCCTCTGGGGCGAACTGACCAAAGTCCTCCGCGGACGCAACCTCACGGGGGAGGAGGGACGACGCGAGACCAGTACCCTTGTTCATACCACCACAGATGGTGTCACTCTGGGCCATGGAGGGTCCGGGGGCAGGGCCGGCGGAAGGCGCCATACCGAAAGGCGAATACTCACGCTCGGTGATGGTGTACCCTGATTTGCTGTTCATGGAAAAAAGGAGGAAGATCAAAGCGGCGACGGCGACCAACATGAGGAGGTTCTGTTTACGACCCTTCATTTTCTTTTATATATGTATAACAATTTTTTTATTGGTCAAAGGCATAGTCTTCTGGATAAACATCGATGATGGGATCATCGTGTACCCTGACCTGGACAACATTCCAAGTGGGACCGAAAGCCTTCTTGGCGAACCAAAGTCCGGCGAATTCGAGGATGACATCACACATTTTCTCGGGCTGTACAGTTTCGAAGTCGATGCGTTCCTGCTGTGTGTTATACACCTTGGTCACGGCGATACGATCGCATGAGAGTGTACCAGCGTCGAGGCCTGAAGTGTAGGCACCTTTGATCACATTTTCAGACAACTTCTTACCGAACCACGTCTCACACTGCTCTTGGGCAGCTTCGAGGTTGGTGGCATCGGTGGCCTCGATCTTCTGGGTGTTCACATCCGAGACGATGTCAATGACAACATCTCCTGACACATCGGTAATCTTAACATCGTTGAGCTGGACGAAGCACTTACGCTTCTCATCATTGAGCGCCTTCACAAAGTAGAGGCCATCATCACCTTTAATGGGGGCGTTGTAAATCATTATACATGTACTGGGTCTCATTTCTTTAAACCAACAAATGGTATTTCCGCCGCCTTATTGAGTAACTCTTTCGGTACCCACTGATTTCTCCTGGGGTTGTACCCATAGAGGGTCTTACTGATGTTCATGTTCTTAGGGAGTGGCTTGGCGTTTACTGGGCGTAGGGTATATTCATTTTTTACGTATGCTTTGTTTTGAACATTCTTCCACTTGAGGTTCTTCAGGTTGAAACGCTTGTTTCCTGAGCTGTTTTTGTACCCCTCGACGTTGGTGTTCTTCACGACTGGTTTGAGACCGTGTACGATCTGCTTGGAGAGACGTTCATCTGAGGGTTGTGTCGTGAAGTGTTTGTACTTGTACGGGTCAATTTTCCTAGCTTTAGTGATAGAAACGTTCACAGGTTTCGTGGGTACCCGCTTTTTCGATTTAATTTTAGGGGCTATCTTCTTGAAGACGTCATCCATAGAATCCGAAGCCTTGACCCCCTTATCGAACAATTGTGACAACCTGACAAGCCTCTGACGATCTTTTTCCTTCTTTTCCGGGCGAAGACGAAGTTTGTGCATCAGGTATATGTCTTCGATCAGGAACTCTTTGCTCGCGACGAGAACCCGCTTATCGTTGATCAATTTGTCTGTGTTCACGTTGCGATACGTGACACCTCTTTTCTTAGTCAACGCGACTTCGTATCCAAATTCCTGGGGACGCATGAAAGGAATGTCGAGAATACCACCCATGTTGAAGTCCTCGATCTTTCCGGATTTTGGGGAGAAATAGCGAATGTTCAGATCGAGTGCGAAAAGTTCCACATCGATGAAGATGTCACCCATACTGGACGCGTTACCAGTGCCGGTTTTCTTCTTTTTGATGAGTGTGTATCTCCGTGTCACGAATGGACCACTCTGTTTGAAACCGATACCCAAAAACTTGAACAACTTGGAATGTATGGACATGATTCTCTTTTTGATACGTAAATTGAGACTTTTCGCGAGTTCCCCCATTTTATTCCATAATAGGAGTTTGACCGCTTGGAGCTTACCGAAATATTTATCGTTCATAGGTACATGAGGTACAAACTTCGCATCGATATCACTCGTGACGATTCGGTCGTTGAAATCCACGTACAAGTTGAACGCCTCCCCACCACTCACGATCAGGTCCCCCGAAGAACTCAAAAATTGGGTGAGGTCCCCGATCGTGTCCAGTATGATATCGCGAATGGAATCCGTGATAAACACGTACATGAACTTTTCGAACTCTTTGTCCGCGTGCGCGCTCACGAGGCGGGCGCGGAACTTACCGAGGTCCCTCTGTAGATTTCGGTCGTAGTACTTCTTCAGTTTCGCATCCTTGAATAGGAGATTTTCATTCGTAAATTTTTCAATCGCAGCCTTCGAATAAATCTTGTCATCCATTATTATATCTTGATATAATAATATGGTGTGCAACGTCATCGAAGAATGTAGATGCTTCGCGTATACCGGCGAAAAGGAACAATTTTGTGGCGTGCGTAAAGGACCAAAAGTTTTACCGTGTCCGTCGGCTTGTTGTGCAGGTGGGTGTCCTGATGACGGGTCCAGGCAACCATTCCGATACATAGACAAACCAGATTTTGTAGATTTCACCAATAAGAGATTCGTCTTTTTTATATGGCTATTTGTTACCGTGATGACTATCTTCTTCTTCAGGAACTTAAAGATTACACCGGTAAGAAAGATATAATGTCTCTTGAAATCATCCAAACCGAACTCGCCGCCCTCCGCAATGACGTTAAGAACCTCACCAAGCTCATCCGCAAGATGAAGAACGTCCAAGAAGATCCCGATGGTGAGAAAGCCAAGGCGCGCGCTGCCAACAACGGCTTCAACCGCAAGCAGGAAGTGACACCTAAGTTGCGTGAATTTCTTGAACTTCCCGAAGGCGAACTCATCTCTCGCTCCGAAGTCACCAAGTTCATCAACAAGTACATCACCGAGAAGGGTCTCAAGCACCCCGATAACGGTCGCCAGATTATCCTCGACGACAAGCTCCGTGAGTTACTCGCACCCCCTGCTGACGTTGTGGTAACCTACCTTAACCTCCAGAAGTACCTCTCTCCTCACTACGTGAAGAAGGAGGCTTAAAAAATAAACACATAACATAATAAAACATGGTGACTTTCCTTACTAAAGAAAGGGCCGAACAACTTGTTGGTACAAAGATCAAAAACCTTGATTTGTACCAAAGAGCTTTTACGCATAAATCTGCTCTCAAAGAGTATGAACAATTTACGGAGTCTTTTGAAACACTCGAATTTATTGGTGACTCGGTCCTCGGGTTTGTCATCACTAAGTTTTTGTTTGATAGATACGAAAGTCGCCAAGAAGGGTTCCTCACCAAAGCTCGTACAAAGCTTGTACGTGGTGAAACGCTCGCGAAGATTGCGAGTGTTCTTAAACTCGATGAACTCGTCATCATGGATGAAAAGGGAATGAGGAATAACTGGAATGAGAATCCCAAGATTTTAGAAGATGTCTTTGAAGCCCTCATCGGTGCTATCTATATGGATATTGGTCTTCTCCACGCTAAGGAATTCGTACTCAGAATTTTTCAAGACCCCGCATTTGTGGATATGAATTCTATCATGGTGGATGATAACTTCAAGGATAAATTAATGCGTCATTGCCAAATTCAAAATTGGCCACTCCCCGAATATCGTGTCGCCGCCCACCACGAAGGGCTCTTCTATATCGACATCTACATCAATAACGGCTTTGTTGCCAGGGGTGTGGCTAAGAGTAAGAAACAGGCGGAGCAAAATGCAGCCCAGACCTATTTTAGCGTTGCAGAAGAACTTAAAAACTACAACTTTAATTAATGTAAGATGCATCCTAATGTCAAGAGACTGATTGAGTTAGAGTATGCAGAACAGAGGTCAGAAGAGTGGTTAAAATTACGTGGCAATCTTTTGACCGCCTCGGATGCGGCCACGGCTATAGGCGTGAACAAGTATGAAACGCCTGCAAAGCTTCTATTGAAAAAGTGTGGAATGGCTGAACCTTTTCGAGGCAATGAGGCGACCGCGTGGGGAACTATGATGGAGCCAGTCGCTTTAGAAATGTTCGAAGAAAGGTACAATGAAAAGGTTTATGAATTGGGATTAGTCCCACATCCGATCTACAACTTTCTCGGTGGGAGTCCCGATGGTCTTACAGAATCCAATTGTTTGGTTGAAATAAAATGCCCGATGATGAGGAAGATTATACCTGGGGAGGTACCCGTCCATTATATGCCACAATTGCAACTTTGTATGGACATTATGGACTTGGAAAGTTGTTTTTTTGTACAATATGCTCCCATCGAAAAAACTTGGCCATCACCAGAAGTGTTTGATGTTACCATTGTTCCCCGTGATCGTGAATGGTTTAAGACCAACCTCCCGATTATGCGAGCATTTTGGGATAAAGTATTGTACTACCGAGAGCACTTGGATGAGTTGCCTAAACCCAAGGAGAAGGTAAAGAGACCTCGTAAGAAGAAGGAACTTGAACCAGCTGTGTGCGAAATTGAACCATTCCCCGAGGAGGACTTCTATCATGATGATTGAAGAGTTTTTACATGTTCTTTCAAAACTGTGTTAGCTTCTTCTTCTGTTTCGTATGATCCTAAACGTTTAGTTTTACATACGACGACCCATCTATTACATTTTTTATATACACATCCTACCTTCTTTTCAGGTTTTACAAAGTTTTCTGTATCTTTTACGTACCTCTCGAGAGCCTCTTCACCTTCTTCCTTTGTTTTATAATATCCCATAAATTTACTTTTATATCTAGCCATCCATTTACCACCTTTATTGTGTTCCCACTTTAAAGAAAAAATCATAGTATATGTAAATGGAAGGTGTGACCTTACCTACTCCACCAGAAGGGTTTGAGTATAGATTGATGAAGAAGAGACCAAGACAGACAGTCAGTCTCAGTGATGTGGATCCATCTAAGTTGACACCAAGACAATTGGCAACACTTCGATACCGTGAAAAGAACAAGGAAAAGTTAGCCGAGTACAATCATCAGTATATGGAAAAAAAGAAACAAAAAGTTTATGAACCCGGGACTACCCCATCCTAACTTTTATTTATTCATAGATGGAAAGTTTAAGATACTTGTATACTTTTTTCAAAAAATAATTGTAAGTTGAAGTGTAGTAGTCTCTAACTGACCACATAAAACCTAAGTGACCCACCTCTACGAGGAAACCAACTTGAAATCATGTCTATTGAAGAACAATATAACCGTGCAAAGGACACCCTCAATGGTAGGCTATTTGCCCCTTACCAGCGTGAAGGGGTCTTATTCCTCCTGACGATGGAGGCGCAAACCTCTGGACCCAAGGGAGGTTTCTTATGCGACGAAATGGGTCTGGGTAAGACCGTGCAACTTGTGGCAACCATGCTCGGAAACCCAAAACCCCGGACGCTCATCGTCGTTCCGAAGTCCATCATCACCCAGTGGGCAGAAGAGATCAACAGATTCGCGCCAAACTTGACGATCAACATCTTTGATGGTCCAGATAGGAGAATCAAAGAAGCCGACGTGACCCTCGCGCCATATACACTCCTCACAGTGAAAGGGGCAAAAGTTGATACGAAGACAGCTCTCCATATGGTACAGTGGGATCGAGTCATCTTGGACGAAGCCCACGAGATTCGAAACAAGAAATCAAAGCTGTTCAAGAGTGTGTGTCGCCTCCAGACTGAAATCAAATGGATCGTGACTGGTACCCCAGTCTTTAATTCGATGGAGGATTTTGTGTCTTTGTGTACGTTCTTGGGTCTTTCCAAAGTGGTTGTACAGGGGATGACCAATAAAATCAAGGACATTTACATTCTCAGAAGAACAAAGGATGATCTCGCACAAATTAGTGAGCGTTTGAGACTGCCACCATGCCACTTTGAGAATGTGGAGTTGGAGATGTACCCAGATGAGAAGCAATTGTACGAGATTGTGTTTCTCGAGGCACAAGAGACAATTCGAGATGCTTTCAGACACGCTCAAAGTATGAACGCGAAGAATATGGTCATTCTAGAGTGCCTTCTCAGAGCACGTCAGTGTATGATATGGCCTCAGATGTATCTTGACGGAATCGCCAGGCAAAGTAAGACACAACCAGAGCAGTGGGTTGGACGATCAAAGAAGATGGAGACTCTATTCGAAATGATTGGGGGGCACCCAGAAGAAAAGACTTTGATCTTTTGTCAGTTTAGAGGTGAAATGAATCACATCCAGAAGAATCTCACGCGACCTGTATACCGCATTGATGGTTCAGTTCCCAAAGATGAGCGCGTTAGGCAAATTGTTGAGTTCAAGAAGGCTGCACCAGGTGCGATTTTCATCATCCAAATCAAAAGTGGTGGTCAAGGTCTCAACCTTCAAGAGGCGACACGTGTTTACATTACGGCACCATCGTGGAACCCCGCGACAGAACTCCAGGCTATAGGTCGCAGTCATAGAACTGGACAAACCCAACCAGTATATATTAAGAAACTTGTCTACGAGGAGTGTGCACGTTTCGTGAGTGTAGAACAGGAAATGATGGCTCTCCAAGGACATAAATCTATCGTGTGTTCAAAAGTACTCAATGATGAACGAATCGAAAATCAAATCCCAGTCAACAGGACGAGCGCTAAAATATCAATCCTGGACATCAAGAAAATTTTCAAAGCGTAATATAAAAGATGATTGGTTCCCGCGCTGAAGTTTTCCATGGTAACGCAGACAATACCTCCGGTGGTCTCGCCAAAAAGGATTTGATGATGAAGGATGGTCGCATCGTGTCCAAGGCGGCGAGCAAGGCTGCTAAGAAGTCCCTCAAGAAGAACCCCAAGTTCCAGGCGTTCGTTGAGCTGGCGAAGAAAAAGGCTGATAGTAACAAGAGCTCATTCGGTCTCGTACCCGCCAAAAACACCAAGGCTTATAAAAAAATCATAAAGGATAGTAAGTAAGCATGTCTCTCGCGAAATGGGGAGAATCTGTAACGATTGCGAAAATTAAACTTGGTATGGACCCAAATAAGTTTACCAGGGTTCAGGGTAAACTTCTAAAGGAGGCACAGGCTATTTATAGTATTTTACTTTTGAATAAATCTAAATCTTAAATTGAAATCCCTTGAGATTCTGGGGCTCATACACGATGAGCTGGTGAAGTTTCCAAGTACACCCGAACTTTCTGTTCAAGAAATACACAGTGCCGAGTTCGACAATGGCATGTCCCGAATTTCTTGCATAGAGACCATTTTTAGCTTCATCCTTAATGGGATTCTTATCCGCATCAAAAACATTCACCTTGATCTGATCTTCCATTGTAGTGTCGACCTTGACTCTAAATTTCGGTTCACGATCGAGAGATTCCTTCATGTTGGAATTGAACATGGGTGTGAGTTCTTCTTTCGTCATCACACTTCCAAAAATAGATTCACTCTGTTCTACGACGGCATCAATAATCTTACTCTCAATTGCTTTTAGAGAATCGTAAAACTTTTTCATATAACTCTCCTCTTCGTCGTACCCTTTTACGGCGAAATCGATATTATATTTAGTGGGACCAACTTCAGGTGTGAATCCAGAGACACCGAATGGCATGTACATACGGGGAAATTGTACACGGATAGGTGTTCCTTGTTTAGTTGAGAGGACAATTTTACGATTCGTGTACTCATTTATTTGAAGGTTTTCAAGGGCTTTGTCCATGTCTTTCTATTAATTTAGAGTTTCAAAACTTTAAGCTGAACACGCCACGCAATCAGGCTCCAGGCTAAACTGAATAGGACGCGCTTTCGCCTTCGAGCGAAGGTAATACATCCCGGTTTTGAGACCAGATTTCCAGGCGTACATATGCATCGACGACAGTTTAGACATCGTGGGACTTTCCATGAAAAGGTTCATGGATTGGGACTGGTCAATGAAACGACCACGATCCGCCGCCATATCTATGATACATTTCTGACTAATTTCCCATACAGTCCTGTACAACTTCTTGATATCATCTGGGATATCGACAATATTTTGAATAGAACCCCCAGCCTTCACCATAAGATCTTTCATTTCCTTTGACCATAGACCAACCTCCTTGAGATCATCAACGAGGTGTTTATTCACAACCACAAACTCACCAGCGAGGGTGCGTCTCAGATAGATGTTGGTCGTGTAGGGTTCGAAGCATTCATTGTTACCCAAGATTTGAGCCGTAGAAGCCGTAGGCATCGGGGCCATGAGAAGACTGTTCCTAAGTCCCTTTGTTTTCACGCGCTCACGCATCGCATCCCAATCATAGCGCCCACTAAATTTAGTTTCACCTTCCCACATGTCGGGTTGAAGAATACCTTGGGACGCTGGGGACCCCTCGAAACTTTCATAGGAACCATCAATTTCAGCAAGTTCTGAGGAAGCCTCAAGGGAAGCGTGATACATAGTCTCAAATATATGCGCGTTCATGAGACGTGATTCCTCGCAGTCGAATGGGAGTCCACATAGAATGAATACATCTGCGAGACCCTGTACACCTAGACCAATAGGACGGTGTCTCATATTAGAACGCCGGGCAGTCTCCACGGGGTAAAAGTTACGATCGATAACACGGTTCAAGTTTTTTGTGACTGTTTTCGTCACCTCATGGAGCTTCTCATAATCAAAAGACTTCGTTTCTTTGTTCACGTACTTTGGGAGAGCGATGGAACCTAGGTTACACACAGCAGTTTCATCCTTGTTAGTGTGCTCTATAATTTCAGTACATAAATTGGAACTCTTGATTACACCCAAGTTCTTCTGGTTACTCTTTGAGTTACATGCATCCTTGTAAAGCATGTACGGTGTCCCAGTCTCCGTTTGAGATTTCAGAATTGCTTTCCAAACTTCAGCGGCTGGTACAGTTGAATGTGCGAGCCCCTCCTCTTCGTACTTGGTGTACAATTCATCAAATTCCTTCCCATAACAATCAGAGAGACCCTTCGCTGTGTCTGGACAGAAGAGTGACCATTTACCCCCCTCTTCTACTCGCTTCATGAAGAGATCTGGGATCCACATGGCTGAAAAGAGGTCGCGACAACGAGCTTCCTCATCACCTTGGTTAAGGCGAAGTTCAAGGAAGTCCATGATGTCGGCGTGCCACGGTTCCACGTACACTGCGATCGAACCTTTGCGACGACCAGCCTGGTTCACGTATCGCGCCGTGGCGTTGAACACTCGAAGCATTGGGATGATACCATCCGACTGACCATTGGTTCCCCGAATGTGAGACTTATTCGCTCGGATATCATGAATATGCATCCCGATACCCCCAGCCCATTTACTAATTTGTGCACATTCTGTCAGGGTTCCATAGATACCATCGATAGAGTCCCCCTTGTTCGCGATGAGAAAGCAAGAAGACATCTGAGGTCGAGGTGTACCAGCGTTAAATAGAGTTGGGGTAGCGTGAATGAATAAACCACTTGACATCTTATCATATGTGTCGAGTACAGAGGGAATATCCTTCCCGTGAATACCAATGGAGACGCGCATGAATAGGTACTGTGGTGTCTCGATCAATTTCCCTTCAACGCGTTGAAGATACCCCTTCTCGAGAGTCTTGATACCAAAGTACCCAAAATCGAAGTCTCGGTCACTCTTGATCTCATCCTTGACCTGTTGAGCAACTTCGACAACTTCGTCGGTGACGACACCAGCCTTCTGGAGCTTCTTCATGGCGAGATGAAAATTGTTGGGGCAGACCTTGTGGATGTTACTCGCGATAATACGGGTGGCGAGAACCTCATAATCTGGTTCGGAAGTGATCATACCAACACAAATTTCAGCGGAGAGGGTGTCGATCTCCTGTGCGGTAATGTTATCGTACATAGAAGAAAATACCTGCTGTGCAACCTTAGAAGAGTCACATTTTTCTGAGAGTCCATACGTTAAATTCTTGATCCTATTGGTGACGTTATCAAATTTCATATCCTCAATACGACCTGAGCGTTTAATGACCCTCATATATCTAGTGTTCCACTTTTATTTTTAACTTACTTCTTGCACCTGAGATCAGCGCTCCTCACGGGAACTGTTCCAAAAGTCTCAAACTTTCGGTTGGGTTGGAGAAGATAGGTGTTCACGAAAAAAGGACCAGGCTCACCAGCTTTTGCCACTGGGGGGTAAGAACCAACGAAGCAGGCTGGGGGTTTGCATGGAATTTCCTCAAACGTTGGGGGCTTGTTGGCATACACTTCATTAAAGTCAGCGAAGTTCAGCATTTACTATTTACACACAATTTTTTTCGGCGACTATATTAAATGTGTGATAACCTCCATCTTGATTCGATTCAACAGTGTGAGACCCCACTGAACTCTCTCTTCTTTTCAAAATTTAACAAAAATTTGATTCAGCGTGGCATTCGTCAAACATTCAAGGATAAGACTGGTATCGCCATCGATTACCAAAACCCCGATGATCTCTATGGTATCATGCGAATGGTATTCATCAACAGTGCTGGTGATCATCACATCAAAGTGAATGAGCAAGTTAAATTCATCAACACCCGGGTTATCGAGACCGCTTTATCTCAGATCCAAACTGGTGTATCCCAGTACATCGCATATGCGAAAGAAATCGATACCATCAGTGTCCCCCTCGATCAACCTATAAATACAAGTACGACGGGAAAGAAGTTGGACTTCAATTACAAGATCGGTATCAATTAAAGAGTATGAACCAGGTAAACATAAGTGATGAGTCTCAATTATTATAAGACAGAAACCGAGAAAGTGTGTAGATCGAAGGGGTGGGATCGAGCCGCTGTAGATACAGTATGGCTTCTCCTGACTGAAGAATTTGGTGAACTCGCGTCAGCTATCAGGCAGTATAAGAAAACATTCAAGAAGACCAACCTCAAGAAGGAGCGAGGCACTGATGTCATGATGGAAATGGGTGATGTTTTTAGTTATCTCTTCCAACTCGCACATATGTTAAATGTTGATTTGGATAAAATGTGGGAAGAACATCGGTATAAAATGAAGCATAAAAATTATAATCTGAACTAGTAGTAACAGCGATGAGTGTGTACATGCTCAACGATGAAGATGCTATCAATGATGTGAACCCATTTGTCACACATGATTTCTCCCTCCCTGGGAGTCTGCGACAGACGGGTAATTCTAAAGATTTTGTTGAAGTGAAACCTTCTATTCAGGCTCCACCCACCGAGAAGAGTGTATTTTGTAAGACTGGTTTATGTAAAGAAGAAACTAAACCGTGTCTTATTGAGAAAGATATTCATCCACGAAGGAATATAGATTATGGTTTCACACGGGATAGGAAACCTTTGACTGTTGGTGTTTCAAATAAAAGTGTATCTTATTTCTGGATCTTTTTGATTACTCTTCTCATTGTTCTCGCTCTATTGTACGCAAGACGTTGAGAAAGTATTCAAGTCGTGATTTTTTAGCACACATCTCTATAGCGTGTGGTAGATATTTTTTACATATCTTTTTTGCAAGCTCCATCTGCCAAGTACTCTCCCTATTTATGCGGGGTGGTTGGAATGTTGGATCAATAATTTTAATGGCGTGTACGAGACGAATGTATACTCGATCAGGTTGTTCATATAAAAGAATATTTTCAAGTGTGAGCTCAATCATACGTTGACGAACCTCTATCGTTTTTTTGACCATCACATCAAGGAATTTTACATAAGGAATTGATCGCTTTTGGGACTCGAGTGTTACCCAGTCTGCGAGGGGTTCGGTGTTGATGTAGTCATTATAGGTTTCGTACCCTTTACCATTTACGTAACGATCATAAATGACCTCGACGTATGAGATATCAGATTCAATATCATGTACATGTTTCGCAAATTTGATAAAGGAAGTCATATAATCATTCGACGATTGTTTTCTTTAAACACCTAAGTGAGACACACATATATAGAAAAGTATGTTCCTAAATGTATTCCTCAATTGCCAATAATAGCTTTTCGTATCTCCTAACACTCGATGATATGCGAAAAGCTTTACCCGATGAGACTAGACCTTCATGGATCAAGATTACGACGATCACAATGGTTTCCAGCTTTATCCAGTCGGTTGATATTAAAAAACTTCGTGAAACCTTTGAAAGAATTGGATCTTATAAGATGCGACGCGAGGGAACGAATACCGATGGATTTGAATGGAAATTGAAACCCACCACTTTTTACAATCAGGTCACCCTAACGTATCACGACACGTATAGTACTAAATCTGTAAAAGTGTTTCCCAATGGAAGTGTCCAAGTTGCAGGGTGCTGCGACCTCTTCGATTGTAAACGTATCATTACACAACTCGCCTATATCTTCAGGGTATTTTTGGGTATGGATATCAAGATTTCAAATGATACATTTCGTGTTGTGATGATCAATTCCAACTTCAGTCTTAACTACAATGTGAATCTCATTAAGGTTGCAAACTGGTTTGAAGAGTATGACGATATATTCAAGATGTCTTTTGAACCGGATAGATACTCAGCAGTTAAAATAAAGTTCAAACCATCTCACGATATGAAGGAGATTACGTGTAGCATCTTCAGTACAGGGAAGATCATCATCACGGGGGCGGAAACCCTCAAAGAGATTGCTTTCGCATACAATATCATTAACCAGCATATAAATGAGAATCCCGAGATTAGGGTTTCTCGAACGCAGGAAACAGACGTTTTTGATATTTATTTGGGGTACAAATGTGAACCTTTTATAAAAAAGCTCAGGGGGGAGGGTTTCGAATCGTGGATGAAAACGATTACGAATAGACAAATTAATTTCTAGTTTTATAATAACAAAATGTCTCAGCGACTTGGTATGGCCGATGGTAGATGCTTCACTATTAACTCGTCCTCTCAGCTTTTCAACAATTACATCATGAAGAATAACAACATCTCTTTCGAAGACAACTATTCGTACAGACAGCTTCTGCAGAAGCAGGGTCCCGCCCTCATGTCTCAGATACAGGGGGAACAGGGGAAGGATAACTGCAACACATGTGACAAGCCTCTTGTTAACGCTTCCGATATATATTAAATGAGCTAAATCACGATAAAAACTTTAGAACCTTCCTATAGAATGGCGACATGTGCCATATGTCTCAGTGAGGTCAGGTCAACACGTAACAATACCCCGACCAGGTGTGGACATATATTTCATTCCCATTGTCTACAGGGATGGAAAGATAAAGGTAAGAATACGTGCCCTACATGTAGAAAAGTAATTGATGGATCTCAATTTAAGATCGTCGTGTCGATTCAGAACAATTACACAGCAGCTGCGAACTCTGTGTCCTTGAATGAGGAATCGATTTTGAATGTGATGGATATGTTTGATATAACCTTCGATGTGGAGGAAACATTAGACCTGGACAGTATTCTTTCGGACCTTGGGATGAGTCTTTCCGACTTTGATCCCTCGGTTCTTAACACAGAATGAACTACAATATCTCTCGTAGTTTAGACCTGGGTAGTTCCTAGAAGCCTTGCGAGGATCTATGATCGCCTTACCTTTCGCATCAGTCAGAAGTGGTCCAGTCGCCCACCCACGCTTGTGACTGAATACGTTAGCCTTGAATATGATACGTGTACCAATTTTAAATGGACCAGCCCTCTTTATCCGCGAATCAGGAATCTTAAAGAACTTCGCGACTGAAGCGATAGTATCCCCAATCTTGATTCGATACTCAACCACATTGTGCTGTTTGTAAAAGTGGAAATCACCTTGGCGAATATAATTTGTGGGTCTCCCAGGGGAGACAAACATCATCACCTTGAAGTATCCTTTCTTACATTTTTCACTCGCACCAACCTTATACACTTTATTGGGATTGTCGGAAACAACACGGTTTGGGAGATTAGTACAGTGTGTATAGTTATGATACCTATTCGACATACCGGAACGATCCCCAGGAATGGACTTTTGCCATCTATAAGCTTCATAGTCACCCACAGCATATGCATAACAGTTATTATTACCGATACCAGTAGATGTACCCCAGCGTCTATTGGTAAATCGATTTTCGGAACCACTCACAGGTAGACCTTTCATTTGTATTTGGAATAGAAAAAAATATTGACATCTAATAAATGATCCAGGAAGTTTCAAAGGCTCGCACTAAGTCTGATATGCTCACCGAGTTTCTCATATTTGTACTCACCATCCTTATCAGCACTTTCCTTCTCCGTCTCGTATGGAACCGTTCTCTCGTGAAGCACATCACCGTGTTGAAACCTATCAACACCATGCTTGATGCGTTCATACTTTCCATTGGTCTCACTGTCGTGCGAGGTATTTAAACTTCCTTGTACCCAACAGTTTTTTCCCCGTCAGGGCTGACGAGAGTGGGAAAAGCCTTCATATCCTTACACTCCTCCTTGTCGCAATCGACAAAGGTGTGAGCCTTACCAGCCTTTTTCATGTGTTCAAGTTGCTTACGAGTCCAGCCACACCCCATGGTCCCGTAAACAGTCCAACCCTTTTCCTCCCCCACTGGGGGAGCGGCCTTCTTGGCCTGACCAGTTTTCGTCAGAATGATTATGTTGATAATCGCGAGAATAATGAAAGCGAACATTGTTTATATTGTATAATAATATTATTTTCGGCGAATAATCGGTTTTTGTTTTGCTTTCATTATAGTCACTGCACGAGTCAACGCCGCTTTCTGATTCACTGGAGACTTCTTATTGGGAACCGCGATGACCATGGGTTTTTTGAGTTTGGTCTTAGAGGTGATATTTTTGAGAAGCTTATTAAGCTTACTTACTTTCTTTTCACCAGTGAAGAATGAGTGATTCAAAACCGTTTTGAATCCTGGAATATCTCCTTTACCCTCATCTATACCAATACGACGTATAATAGTTTGTTTTTTCATTACCATAACACCTAGATACTTTGTAGGGATGAGAGATTTGATAAATTCGTGTATCTTGCGCTCATTTTCATTTTTAGGTCTAATCACTTTAATCCAAACAGTATTCAGGAAGGTGTGTAAATCATATTGGGGGTGGGATTTCTTTGATATTCCCACATATTCGTATCCACCATTTGAAATAACGGGATTAGTTATCCTAGGAAAAACCGACAGTCCAAAATCAATCATAACAGCTTCCACACCACCATTTGAGACCTTGTATGATTGATTTTCCCCCAAACGTATCACAATTTCCTTGGTCGGCACGGGGCGTACGAGAATGTTACCACCATGAAGATCATGATGTCTGAATCCGGGGAATTCTTGTTTAATTCTATATAAATTATACAAAACTTGGAGCATGACAGATTTTATCTCCTCCATTCCTGGGTTGGTTTTCCACCATATATCGAATTCCTTAGCTTTGATATGTTCTAGATAAAGAATGTCCATACTTTCACATTTCTTATACATATATTGATCAGGAACGCCATACCCTTTCAATTGTTTTGCAACCTTGTATTCAAACGCACCTGACCCCACTGTATTCTTACTTGTATCTATCTCTTTGTAGGCAACATAACGACGACCATTGTCGTTTATACTCCCTCTATATACTTTACTGTATTGTCCTTGTCCCAACATTTTACCTTTAGCGGGTTTCATCTTTCCATATGGCCAAAATGGAACCTTTAAAAAATTACCTGGAGTACACGCCTTCTTACCTCGTAATATTTTTTTGAGATTACTCTCAAGGTTTGTCATACTTACTTATTCGTAAGAAGATTTTTCTTCTTACCAATGAGGATTTTAAGTTTTATTGTGTGATATATTTATTCATCGACTTCTTCATCTTCCTCGTCTTCAACACCGACATCGGTAGGAAGATCAACACCCTGGAAGGCGAATGATGGGAGTTTGGTGGACTGTTCAACAAGGGCCTGTTGAAGGCGGATAGTCACACCGAACTTGTTATCGATGAACCAGATTTGATTAAGATCAACGATAGCCATACATTTCTGACCCTTTTCAATGCTGTCGATAGAGATAGATTGTTTCTGCATGGAGTATGCTTCAGGAACAAATGTACCATCTGGTTTGGTGAGAATCTTGAGTTTAATAGTGGCTGGATATTGCTCTTTACCAGGGCGAATCATGGGTTTGTAGAGTGCTTCTTTCAGGACAGTGACGTTAAACTCTTTACCGAGCCACTCCTTGGAGTTCTTGGCGACAGTATCTACGATTATATCATCGAGTTCTTTGAGTTTGTCGTGAAGTTCCATCGCTTCGGTGTTATCGGGATCAAATGAAAGATCTAACGAATACGAGGTGCGCCCTGTACCTTCGTCAGTAAAAGCACTCAGGCCATATGGTGATCGCATAAAAGGAAATTGAATATAATTTTTTTTGTTGTCGCCGCTATTCAGGTAGACGGCTTTACCGCCATTTTTGTTTTTACGAAATTTTGAAAATTGCACAGAGGCAGAGGAGAATTCAGTAGAGCGTTGGATAGTGAGCGACATTGTTGGTTGGTTATATATACATTATGAGGCTTGACTTTAAGTGTTTTTTTTTGTTGACATATATTAAAAGTAATTATGGGTGTTTTTAAAGATTGTGGATGTGGTTGTAACGGCGAGAAGCAGCAGGAAAAGTTTATCATTTCTGTTATTTCAGGTCTTACATTTTTCATTGTCGCGAACCCCGAAACGTTCCGTCTCGTCAGGCGAGTATTAGGTCCCGCCATTGCGACACCAACCGGGTGTCCCTCTACACTCGGACTTCTCGTACACACCGCCGTCTTTATACTCATCGTGTGGGGTATGATGAACTTGCAAAATAAGAAGAAGCCCACTAAAACGGGTTGTGGTTGTGGTGATAAAAAAAAAGGAAAGGGTACAAAGGTTGTGATACAGCCCCCAGCGCCCATGGTTGATGCACCCGATGCAGAACCCGGTTTCACCGAACCTCAGATAAAGTTGGAGAATACTGGACGTACCCTCAAACCCATGTCTGTATCTTCCGATGGCAACCTGTTTTAATTAAATATTTATTCAATCAATCACTCTTAAAATATATGTACACATTTTAAGATTGAAATTTATAGTTGGTTACTGAATTATAATTATAAATCACTATATGTCCATGCAGGTGTTTCTCCAGTAAAATCATATACGGCCACCTGCTGTAGCGTATTGGTAGGTGGGGTCGCAGCGGTAACAGTAGTACCATCCGCAGCGAATAGCTTCACAATCGCATTCTTGAGACTATCATTGGCAACCTGTACCGTTGTAACCACCGTCCCTTCCAGGGCGGGTTTAGGTGCATAGTCCGCAGCACTACTAGTGATTTTGATAGAACTAATTTGTTGTAATGAATCGAGATCAATTTGTATATATGGATATTCAGCCTCCGTGCTTGTAACAGTACTAACACCTGCTTCCTGGTATAAAGTATCTACGAGATTATTGAGATTCATCGCAACAGGAGCACCCGTAGTGTCTTTCTCTGATGATATGACATCACCCTCCTGATTATACACTTCAATTTCAAGCAGTCTAATTACTTTTCCGTATGGTCGTTCAATTCGAACATGTTGAGCCATAGGGAGTTTCTTTACACATGATGTACCAACTGCATCGTATGCACCGCTACACGAAGATAAAGCACAAGTACCACTGGCATTATACACATAAGTCCCCCTATCATCCATATCTTCCGTCGTACATGCATCACCCGTAGTATCTTCGATGCATGTATCACCACTTTTCTTGTATTCACTTTTACACGTGAATACACACTCCCCGTCTGCGTCTATAGTATATGTCGCATTGGAATCAGCCGTACCTTCGGGTTCACATGTATCACCTTCCTGGAGGAAAAATTGTTCCAAGTACCCCATTTGATATAATACCATGAAACCAATTCCCAATATGAGAATGAGAATGAGAATAATGAGTGTTAGTCTCTGCATTATTTATACTGTACGATAATATTTTTTTTTAAAATTCTTCATCGAAACCAATTTCGTTTGATGTATCGTCCATTTTCCCATAATCCCCGACTCTCTTTTCAAAAAAGTTTGTCTTCCCATCGAGGGAGATATTTTCCATGAAGTCGAAGGGGTTTTTGGAGTTCCAAATTGGGGGCTGACCAAGCTGTTTCAGAAGACGGTCGGATACGTATTCGATATATTCAGACATCTTCTCAGAGTTCATACCAATGAGATTACATGGGAGAGCATCTAAGATGAAATTCTTTTCAATTTCAACCGCTTCTTTTATGATAGTATGAAGTGTATCAGTTGATGGTTTATTTCTGAGTTGTTTGAACAACTCAACGGCAAACTCCTGGTGAAGCCCTTCATCACGCGAGATGAGCTCATTACTAAAACAGAGACCTGGCATGAGTCCTCTTTTCTTTAGCCAATAGATGGCACAAAAACTCCCAGAAAAGAAGATACCTTCGACACAGGCGAAAGCGAATAGACGTTCAGCAAAAGTCTTGGACTTGGTATCAAACCATTTCAGGGCCCAATTGGCCTTCTTTTCGATACAGGGTACAGTTTGAATAGCCTCGAAAAGTTGTTTCTTTTCAGTGGGATCTTTGATATATTTATCAATAAGTTTAGAGTAGGTCTCACCGTGAACCATTTCATTGTGAGACTGATAGGCATAGAATGAGCGAGCTTCGGATATCTGCACCTCATCGGCAAAGTTGTTGTTAATATTTTCAAAAACAATTCCATCGGATCCAGCAAAAAACGCCAGGATATACTTTATAAACTTCTGTTCATTATCAGTTAGTGTTTTCCAGTCCTCTATATCCTTAGAAAGATCTACCTCTTCAGCTGTCCAATTGGACATCTGAGCTTTCTTGTAGAGTTCCCAGAGATCTGGATACTTCAGGGGGAAGACAGTGAACCTGTTTAAGGTGGGGGCAAGAATTGGTTCGTATTCATTTTCTATATAGTCCTGAAAATCAAAGTATGTTCCGATGTGATTTCCGTTAATAAATATTTGAGGGTAGGCTGTTACATTGTCACCACACAACTTCTTGAGTTCGTCTTTGTCCACTAGTATTTTTTCATATACCAGCCCCTCTGTCTCACTCAGGGTGGCTGCGTGGTCACAATATTGACACCCTTCCTTCGAATAAATAATAACTTTCATCTGTGATATTATCCCTGATTATTTTTTGTCGAAAAACTCTAAGCATGATTGTGCCCTCTCAAATAAATGAAGATGATATAGTTAAACTACTGGTAAACGAAGACGGTGTAGAAGATGAAATGTATGGGATTGTTGGTATGAACACTGGAAATACTCTTGGCCTGAGATATCTTAATCCAACTGAACTCGTTTATAAGGGTGCCTGTGTATATGAACTCGAATCCAAAACTCTTTCTCCCGCACCTTACGAAAGTGTGACAGAACACTACCCAAGTGGGACAACATTTACCGATCTTGAGATGAAATCACTTGGGATGAACAGATTTGCAATGTACAGTGAAATTGATATCGAAGACAGTGACAGTGACTTGTATGACGAAGGTGGTGATGACCAATCGGACCTTGAAGGCTTTGTCGTCTCTGATAGTGAAATTGTAGGTCAAGAGATTGTCCTACCCCCCGGACATCAGGCCATCGATAAAGAGTGGAATGAATGGGAACCCACCACTTCAGGTGGTAAGAGTTTCAAGGAAACTATTAATATGATCGAAACACGTGTACGGCACCTAAGTCAGTGATGCGTTTTATGAAAATTCTAAAAAAAGTTGCCACAATCAAAAACAATGCTGGCAACCATATGGTCCGAACTGGACACCCTATTACCAAAAACAACAGAAGAAAAGCTAGTGAATATAAATATATGTAATGAATGTTCGGGAATCAAAGTTTTCTCACCAGAGGGATTACCAACGTGTTCGGATTGCGGTCTCATCGAAGATCGTTTTATTGATGATACGGCAGAATGGACGAGTGGAGTCACAGATGGTGGGAAAGTGAACGATCCTTCTAGATGTGGAAACCCAAATGCTAACCCCGAGTTGTTTTCTCAACACTGGGGTAAGGGGACAATCATATCAACGCAACATTCATCCACGTACGAGAATAAGCGTATGGCCAAAATAAATTTTCACATGTCTATGAATCACAGAGATAGATCACTATTCCACGCATACAAAGATATTGATGAAGCATGCTATACTCTACCAGAGACTGTACTGAAAGATGCAAAAATACTATATCGAAAATTCAATAATGAAAAATTAACAAGGGGGGCGGTGCGTCTAGGCATCAAAGCGAATTGTGTACTCTACGCATGTAGACTGGCCCAGCACCCTCGAACGACGAAGGAGATTGCGGATATGTTTGGAATTCAGTCAAAGGATATAAGTCGCACGACACAAATCTTTCAGGATAATATATCTGGTGCAACAAAAAAGAATTACGTGACGAAGGCATTTGATGTGATGCAGCGGTTACTAAACGCATTTGAGGTTTCTCGTGATGAGCGTCTCAAGTGTAATAAACTGTGTGGGGCGACGGATGATTGTATAGAATTGATGAGTAAAACACCAAATAGTATAGCATCTGCGATTATTTATATAGTTCTCTCACCGAACGTCACAAAGGGTGAGATGTGTGAAAAATGTTCAGTGTCTATCCCGACATTAAATAAGATTGAAGTGATTATAAAAAAACACTTAGAGTTAAAAACGTAATTGTAATAAAATGACTAAACTGTTTCTCGCGACACCATGTTATGGTGGAATGTGTCTCGAGAAGTATATGTCCAGTATCATTAAACTCCAACTTCTCTTGATCAAAGAGGGTATCCAATTATATCTCGATACAACTGAAAATGAATCCCTCGTTCACCGCGCACGGAATGTATCTGTGGGTCGCTTCATGCAAAAAACAGAGTGCGAACTTTTCATGTTTATCGATGCAGATGTTCATTTTGACCCCGAAGCAGTTGTGCGTCTGGTGAGGTCTGGACATGACGTGAGTGTTGCATGTTACCCTAAAAAGGTTGTGATGTGGGATCAAGCTGCAGAAGCTGTCAAAAGGGGGGACGAGCGAGACATGGCCATGCTCTCCTCGAGTCTCGTGATTAACTTTGGGGCGAGGAATAGACCTGTAGAAAATGGATTTATTGAAATTTTGGATGGACCCACCGGTTTCATGGTTATTAAGCGTTCTGTGTTTACAACTCTCGAGGAAAAGTTCCCTGACCTCTGGTGTAAGAATGATCACCAGAATAGGGACTTCGATGAATACCATGCAGCCTTTGACTGTATGATTGATCCAGATACTCGTAGATACTTGTCCGAAGATTATGCGTTTTGTCGCCGCTGGCAACAGACAGATGGTAAAATTTTCGCAGATGTGAATACTACTTTGGGACATGTTGGTAATCTACCATTTTCGGGGTGTATGGCAGATAGGCTTAAGGTTTAGAACTTTATTGAGAGTATGAAGTTTGGTACAATCATAGTAACGCGATCTAAATCCTGTCATGTAAAAACATTACATTCAATTCTCAGATTGAATATAAAATGTCTTCAAAATAAATATGATAATGAAATCACATACGTTAATGATGATCCATATGAAAAAGCTGAAATAATTCAAAAATGTATGAAATTGTATGAACGTATTATTTTTATTGATTTTGGGGTTGGAATTGATGATACTTCCCTTGAACAATGTTTCAAACAATACGATGGAATTGGGTGTCTTGTATTTCCAGGTGTTCGGGAAGGCATCGATTGGGAACTCTTCAAGCAAAAAGTGAGGAATGAATCAACCGAACCTACATCGCAGATGGGACTCAACTTTGATACGAATATTGATAACAAGATTTCCGAAAATATCTACCATGTAATTTCTACAGATGCGAAGGCGTGGATAATGTATACGAAAAATACAATCAAAAGTATCAAAGATAAGAAGACTGGAAACTGGAAAATCAGTCCAAAGATGTTTGATAAATTTAAGGAATGTGGTGTGCGAATATATGCATTTACTGCAGCTAAGTTGACGATGACTTATACACATGAATGTTTAGGTAATATCCTAAACGCGGCAGGGGTCAAAGTAAATTAAAGTTTTATACCGAACGTAGAATATGTCTACCCCACTTCACAAATATGTCATAGACTTTATCCATGCTCGTTGGGGGAGTAAGGAATATTTCCCAGGTCCACAACCTATATCTATCGAACATAAACATTTTCCTATTCTCAAAGGAGGTGATTATATGGTATGTGAGAAGACTGATGGTGAGCGACACATGATGGTTGCCCTCACCTACGAAGGAAAGAAGAAATGTCTATTTGTAAATCGGGCTTTTGCTATGTTTGAGGCACCCATTAACCTTAAAAAGAGTGCTTATGATGGAACGATTCTCGATGGAGAACTCTACGAAGGGACTCTTATGGTGTATGATGCCGTTCTCGTCGCAGGTGAATCTGTATGGAACAAGAACCTCATGGAACGCCTAGAAGCTTCTCGGGGTCTCATGAAGTCTATCATTTACATGAAATCTGACGTGTACCGTCTCAAATGTAAGACGTTTCACCACATGAGAGAATTCGCCATGTTTATGGATGAGTATCTTCCCAAAATTGAACAAAAAATTGATGGTCTTGTATTCACACCCGTGAATGAACCAATTAGGATTGGTACACACGAAACGATGTTCAAATGGAAACCACAAGAGAAGAATACTGTAGATTTTCTCATGAAGAGGGAACCTTCGAGAGAAACACCGGGATTTAACGCGGGTGTACCGACTTGGCGGCTGTATGTACAGGAGAAGGGGAAGATGTATTTTGAAAGTGAAATCCCACATAACCGAATAGAAGACAAGCCATGGTTTGAGGATGATGCGATTGTTGAGTGTATGTACGTCACATGGGAGTCACCGATGTGGTGGAAACCACTAAAAAGGAGGACTGATAAAACACATCCCAATAATAGACGGACATTTTACCGGACTATAGTTAATATCAAGGAGAATATACAGATGAAGGAGTTTTTAGATTGTAGACCATGAAATAGTGGCCAGCTTCCTTGGGGAGTTCACATTCTTTAGTATTTTCATCATTTAATAAAAACCATTTATTTTTTCGTTTTACAAAACTGACGTAATGTCCATCATTTTGGATCCCGAGGTGAACTGCACTCGCAATTAAATTATATTCCACCCCCTCGATATGAATAGTTTCAATAACTTTGATATGACTTTTCCTATCAAATGAGATCATTAAGACTTTGGGTAATTTGGAAAATACCATACGGGTCGTGGCGACATTGTGTACTTTACCTTCCATATCCTCAAAGTTTTCGAGTGTATTCCAATCGGTACTCTTAGCTAACATCTTACCCATATCCTCACCTTCCGAGGTTATCAAATGAATACTAAAGTCCTCTTCATTTGATGACTTTCCATTGGGCCATATAGTTTCCTGTGTCTTTTTCCCATAAAACCATTCTTTCAATACCGGTTCAGCTCTCTCGATAATATCAATAATACACAATACAGCTTCTTGAACATCGTGTTGTTCGTGAGATTTGAAACGAGGAAATTCCTTTTGAAATGCAGTGAGAAGTGGTTTAACATCCACTGTTTCCTGTCCTCTCGTCCAATAAATCAGAATAAAATCAGAGTATGCTCTGGTGAATGGACAGACCCCCGTGTATTGATTTCGTATGAAATGATTCGACATCACAGGGATATGTAAAAGGCACTGGAGAGCCGTGTTAAAATAACATGTATTTCCAATGTTTCCAAACCCTTTCATTACATTTTATGTGTAAAAAAGGCTTAAGAGAAAGACGCAAATAGTAAATGTTAAGATGAATATTGCAGAAAAAGTACTCCCTATCTTTGAAGCCCACAAGGGTGAAGGCGATATCGAGGTTGAAATTCGTCTCGGTAAGCACAATGGTTCCCTATTCGATACGAATGTAGGGAAGGATACATGGAAACAAGTTCTCAAGGGTCTAAAGAAATTTAACGGGTGGGAATCGATTAAGAATAGTACATCTGAAGTGTATTACAGTGATGGAAACAACGTCCGTATCACAGTCGATGAAAAGAGTGGTGAACAGACGATGATTCAGAAAATTTCAGTGGTCAAAGAAGACTTCAAACATGAACCCCTCGATGTACGCTTCTGTATCGCCCGCGAGATTCCTACATCGGGTGAATATGATATGGATCGGAAACGTACCAAAACTCGCCATTCATTCATACGTAAGAACCTCAGTATCGATATGACTATCTCATCTGGAGACAATGCTGATATGGACTCAGAAGAGGAGGCGAGCTACCAAATTGAATTGGAGATCGTGAAACCATCGGAGGTGGACTCAGTGTACAAGTTTCAAAACATTCTTCAGAAAATTGACGATATCGTTAAATTAATTTCCACGTAGAAGATGAACAACAATATTTACCTTGGTTTCACAGTTATCATAGCCTTACTCGGTTGATAAAAATATATGAGTAAATAGAAATGATACTCTCTATCATTCTCATACTCTTCGTATTGGCGCTCATGCGTGAAAAGCGTACAAAGTCTGAGGAAGTTGAGGGTTCCAAAAACTTCTACATAAGTCAAGGTGGATCGAAGGATATGTATCTCCAGATGCACTCAGATGGGATGTCCCATGAGGAGTTGAAAATGTTCGTCAAGATGGAGGATCGGTTCCTCGAATTGGAACGTTCAGGACAGGCTCACATAGTTACAGCAACATGCCTTTCTAATAAAATCAAAGAAACATTCCCAAAATATGATTTCTCTTATCACACAATCCACCTCAAAAACATTTCTCGCTCTATATAAATGTCTAAAACTATGAAACGTGTTCAAGAAACTGCCGCTTCTATTACCAAGAAGGCGCGTAAAACTTTCGATAAGATGCGAGAAGGTATGATGGCTCCCGCTGTCGCCCCCACCCCCTATGTCGATTCCAATGGTCGACGCATCAACAAGACGAACAATGGTGCCGTCTTCACCAAGAATGCTGAGGGTAACCGTAACTACAAGCCCGTCGCCAACGCGGTCAAGCCTGTCGCCAACAACGCTTCCACAAAGACGATCACCAAGGAGACCGCGAAGAATGTCCCCAAGGAAATCCGCCCCAAGAAGTAATTGCGTTTGATATCCTCTACATCTTTTCAACTCGAGCCTTTACCGCTCTGTTAATTCCATTAGAACGCCTATTGGAATTAGCATTGGCTCTAAATTTCAACCAATACTTCCTATATTCTGTCATCCTGCTATTCGAAGGGGTTGTCTTCCTGCTCAAGATATAGTTGGCAGCCGCACGACGATAGTTGTTCCTAAGGTTGAGTGCGATACCATTAACACTCACAGTGTTCATTAGGTATTTCGCTTCAAGTTCCCTCTTTCTCTCCATCTTCCACCGACTGACGACATTCTTCTTGACCGCGTCTATATCCTTCTTGAAAGCGATACCAGTTTTATTCTTCTTGTTGATGATGTTAAGCGTTGTCTTCATATTGCGTACATCCTGATTGAGATTGGGTTTGTATTTCTTCATCCAAGTCTCGCCATAGAGTTTGGTGATATCTTTGCGAATCGAGTTCTCGTTGAGACCCCTCTTCTTCATGACTTCACTCTTCTTCACGTCGAGTTTCGCATTGGCAGCTACACGTTGTACTTGCCTTTTACTGGGTTTGGGTGGGGATGGAGGGGGTTTGGGTTTAGGTTTGGCTAGATTGTTTCGTACAGCTTGAATTTTCTTACACAATGTATTCTTCGTTTCTTTCTCATCGGGTTTGATCTTAAGAATCCCAGCGATACGAATAAGTTCATCTTTTTTCATGTCTGTACATATCTTACGACCAACTCTGAATGTACTACCATTACCATTGAGTTTGATAGATTCATTCTTTTGAGTGTTTTTGAAAGTCACATTCTTTTTATTGGAAATGTTTTTGATTCTGTTGCGAATCTCATCCTTGGATGCAGCTCTAGAACCACCATTAATTTTTGTTCTAAAGTTGACAACACCCTTACGTCTAGCGAGTTTTATGAGTTCAGCTTTGGTCATACGTTCATTCTCACTCGAGTTTCTTTTGGTGTATTTCCTTTTTGGTGAGACAACTTTCTTCTTTGGCTTCGGTTTCGATTTACCAACCTTTACACCTTCATCGAATACCCCAGTCACATAAACTTGGTCATCGGCATACAATTTTTCAACTAAATCCTTTGCAACGTCATACCCTTTGAGCATAATTCCAGGAGTTCTTGCACCTACTACCTGAATGTTACCACTTTTTGAAAAAATCAAAGTCGCACCTTCAATGGGTACATAAAGGAAAGGTGTCTGTTCTTCCATGATAGACATATTCGTTATACCGTACATTCGTTGTCTACTCGCGATCACAGGTAAACTCTTAAACCGACCATTGATTCTAAACTTTCCACTCAGATTGTTATAGGTGAATGCGTTATATAAAAATGGTTGGCGCTCGGTGTATGTATTCACGATGAAACGTCGGAGAAGTTCGGGTTGATTCGTGATATTCGTTCCGACAAATCCACTAGAAAATCGAATCTTACCATTTCGGTAAATATTTACACTACCCCCCTTACTTTCAACGTCATTTGAAAGTGTTATCATGAATTGTACACTCGCAAAATTTTTATTAAGAGAACCCTTTGGACCAGCGTCTCGAGTGTGAGAGAAACCTGTCTTAAACTGTCCATATACCCCTTTAATTTCCTTTATGTCTACATAAAGACCTTCACCAATAGGTGTTTTTGGGAGTGGCTTCTTTACTAGTATTTTTTTAAGATCAATAATAGTATCTTTTGGTTCAAACCCAGAATCAACATTGGCGTTGAACATACCCGGGTTGAATTTACTAAACTGGAGAGAGTTTACTACTGGTACATCAAACTCCCGAATTAAGTTTTCGATCATTTTATCATCATTTGCAGACAATTTTACATCGTTAAATTCATTTTCTAATGGAGAATTATTCTCAAATTGTTTAAATGCACCTGCATACGACCGATCATTTACTAAATTTTTCTGAAGACGTTGGGGAACCTGAACCTCACGAGGTCGGGGTCTGGGGGGGGTACGAAATCCCGCAGCGCGTTCGCGCTCTTTACGAAGCATGGTCTCTTCAAGTTCTCTCGCAAAATTATTATCGTTTGAGTTTGAGTTTGAGTTGGACACTTCGATGCCAGATTCTTTGACAAATTCCTTAATCTTCTGGCTCATGTTATTATATAAGAGTATTTTTTTAATGATTATCTGTGAAAGTAATATCATCATCATCATTGATCAAATCTAGACCATAGATCACGGGTTGATGTTTGTAAAGTCGCCCCTTGTAGGTAACTGTATCGATGCGCACCTCAATTTCTCGGGAACTAAATGGACCGGCGTAGAAATCCTGGTGGAACTTGTGGCTACCCAAGTTATTCTCTTTACAGTGTTGGTTAAACTTGGGGACAAATTCCTTTTGGGGTACGAAGAGTTCCCGGTCAAGTTTGATGTACGTAGATTCCAGAAAGTTTGTGAGACTACTCGCAACCATTGCGACTTGTTTCTGAATCGTCTTGAAGTATTCGGGGACGACGTTCCAAATATCCTTGTCTCTATACTTACTCGAGTAATCGAGGTACCCCCTGACGCATTTGAGAAGAATAATAGGTAACTCTCGGTCAAGCTTCTCATCAAGTTGTGGGTCGGCCTCCTGTACCTGCTTACCAAAGTTCCATGGTAAAATCCGACGCAACACCGACCCAGAGTTGTCTTTCCAATTGGGAACTTCATTACCCCCCAATACACCAGGAACCTTCCATTCGATGGATACGGCCGTTTGATTCTTGATTGCAATAGATACATCTTCTCCTGAGACAATAGACTGAAATTCAGCTTGCTCTAGAGCGAGATCACCTTTCACCTCGGGGGCAATAAACATGAACGAATCCTTAATAGCGGACAGACCAAACTTCTTTTCGATATTGTTTGAAAGAGTTCCAACATCCTCAGATTCATAAAACTTCTTGAAAACCTTGGTGATTAGGGTAGACTTACCTGATTTAGCAATACCCTTGAAGAAAGGGATCACCTGCCAGGTGTCCAGCTCACCGATATCAAAGCATAATCGTCCACCCATGACGTATGCCCAATGACAAACCGCATCTTCAAACTTCTGGTACTTTAGAACAGAGTCAAAATAGGGTGTGGGGATATCTTTCCAGTCTTCCACATGAGAAAAGTCATCGAATTGCTTATCAAAGTATTTACAGGCGATGATACTCGGGTCAAGGCACGCATACTTTTCACCTTTATAAGGGTAAAATCTACACTCATATGCACCTCGCTCAGGAATCCACTCTTTACCCACAAACACACCATTTTTGAACGCCCATACGTGACGACGCTTCTTAATCTCGGGGAATTGTGCATCTTTACACTTTGATAGGTTATCGATGACTTCTCGAAAGATGGACCCCTTACTCGTAAAGTTTTTCCAAATCAAGAAGTTACTCTCCTTTTTAGGGAGTGAATAGACGTAATCTTCGATTGTAAACTTTGGGTCCCACGCTCTCGTACGAAACCCATCTACGGTCCTAATTTCTTCACAACAGTGTCCCTTGTATCGACGGTATCCAGCTCTGTACGCCTCTTTTAGAGAGAGCATCAGACACTTCTGAAAAGGGGTCGAACTTTCAATGTCTTCTTCGTTCATCGCAGATGGATCGGTATATACACTTACTTGTGGGAGTGCTGTGGGTGAGTTTACACGTTCATACGAGATACGATGACGCCTGACGTTCTCAAACCCATCTTCAATCTGAAGAATGACATAATTGATTCGCTTGATGGTCATATCAATATCTTCGTATCCCTTACCATTGGCTTGTACATGGTTCGTGAGCTGGATAAGAAAGGTAATCATACGGTTTTTTATACCAAGGATGGCCATAATGTCGAATTGATCGGGCCTGGGAAATCCATCATCGTCAAAATTATCAGGGTGAATAAATTGTCGGTACCCCAATTTGGCAGCCCTCTCTAAACACTTGGAATGAATTTCGGGATTGAGGTACCACCTAAATTCAAAATCTTCTACAATTTTCGCTACCTGTTCCTCATTCATTGACTGGATATTCTGTTTCTGCAACTCAGCGAGTGCTTCATATATATTTGGATCCTTGTCAATGAAGTGAGTGACTTTCATTTACAATAACTATCATTCTTTTCTCTAAATTAATTTTTAATTTGACTCAACATCTTTATCAAAATTTTATTTTGGGTCTGGAGTTGGTTCGCGATATTGACGAGGGCGGAGCATACAGTGTCTCCGTCGTCAGTTGCTAAAAGAGATGTCATCAATTCAGCAATATCCATACTATCATCTTCATCTTCCATTTCTGAAATATCATCTTCGGAGATAATCTCACCTTCTTCAATTTCAATATCTTCAATTTCTTCAGGCTGTGTCGACATTTAATCTACACTGAGAAAAACTGGGTTCGATAAATGCGCATTTACTCAGAATTATTTTCTCCGTATAGAGTACAAAACACTCACAATGGCTGGCGGTCTCATGCAACTCGTCGCCTACGGCGCCCAAGACGTCTACCTTACCGGTAACCCAGAAGTTACCTTCTACCAGGCCAAATACAAGCGTCACACCAACTTCGCGATGGAGAACATCGAGCAGACCGTCAATGGTACTGCCGCTGACTCCGGTCGCGTCTCCGTGACTGTTGCCCGTAACGGTGACCTTGTCGGTGACATGTACCTCGAACTGAAGTCCCTCACTTCCAACACCGTCACTTCCGATACCGTGGATGACTGTAACTGGGTCGCTGAGCGTGCGATCAACAACGTTGAACTGTCCATCGGTGGCCAGCGCATCGACAAGCACTACCAGAAATGGTGGCGTTTGTACTCGGAGCTTTACTTGGACGAAGCCAAGAAGGCTACCTGGGCTAAGATGACCACCGCTGCCTCCAGCACTGTCTACCTTCCCCTCATCTTCTTCTTCAACAGGAACCCCGGTTTGTACTTGCCCCTGATCGCCCTTCAGTACCACGAAGTGCGCATCGACATCGACATCGCGTCCACCTTCTCCACCTACCTGGACAAGAACACTTTCAAGGTGTGGGCCAACTACGTCTACCTGGACACCGAAGAGCGTCGCCGCTTCGCCCAGAAGGGTCATGAGTACCTGATCGAACAGGTTCAGCACACTGGTTCCGACACCGTCAAGTCCGCTAGCCCCGTCCAGGTCCGCCTCTCCTACAACCACCCCGTTAAGGAGCTTGTGTGGTGCTTCTCCAACACTGCCGCTCGTTCGGAATTGTGGAACTTCACCTCCAAGAACATGCCCACCGATATCGTTCTCGAGTCTAACCCTCTCGACGCGACCGACTTGTCCAACTGCTTCGTACCCATATCCTCGGTTGGTACCCCCCTCTACTCCACCGGTACCTCTACCATGGGTTACACCGAGGAACTCGCGGGTCCCCTCAGCAAGTTCAAGCTTGTCCTCAACGGCCAAGACCGCTTCAAGGAGCAGGAAGGTAAGTACTTCAACCAGGTGCAGGCCTACAACCATCACTCCGGCAACCCCTGCCCCGGTGTGTACTCGTATTCTTTCGCGCTCAAGCCCGAAGAACATCAGCCCACCGGTACCTGCAACTTCTCGCGCATCGATAACGCGCAGGTTGCGGTCACGATGAAGGCGACCGATGCTGAAACCATGCACATGTTCGCCACTAACTACAACGTCCTCCGCATCCAGTCGGGTATGGGCGGATTGGCCTTTTCAAATTAATTTGTTGGTTTCGGTCTGTTAGTACATTAAATCAAAAACTCATTTTTAAAATGCACAATTAATGCTATTTAAAAACGAAAATACTTTAGGTAGTATGTTAGCTCTAGGTCAAACCCCAATCCTTATTTATGCTATTAAACGACGACGAACCTATCGACAACGGAAAAAACCTTGTATCGCGAAACCCGACACACTCACATGTGCGATACGTCACAGACGTTGTGAAGGGTGTCCATTTAAGGACTTCTTCAAACCTGACAACCCACTTAAATACACACCCCCCGATATAGATAATGTTCAAGAAAGTGTTTGACCTTTTTGTTAAAGCAGAAAAACCTATATTGGGACGTTGGTCTCTTAAGTCTTGTGAGGAAATTTCAACTTCTATAAACTCTGTATATCAAAATAGGGATCATTGTGGGGACACGATCTGTAAAACACCTAAGAAAGCTTCAGAGTATAAGGATAAGCCCAGTAAGTAACTATGTATGAGATCTACACGGATGGAAGTTGTCTCGGTAATCCTGGACGTGGTGGTTGGGGTGTGGTTAGTGATCTGTTTAGATTATCTGGTAAACAGACTGACACGACTAATAATGTAATGGAGATGACTGCTATTCTCAAAGCCCTAGAGGAATGTTTGAAGAGGGACATCCAAGAAGTGTGTATATTTACGGATAGTCAATATGTGAAGAATGGTATTAGTTCATGGATTATAAAATGGAAAAAGAACGATTGGGTAACTTCCACAGGCACACCGGTTAAAAATAAAGAGTTATGGATTGCTATTGATGACGTGCGTAACAAGTTGAAAGTCGTTGAATGGAAATGGGTAAAGGCGCATAATGGAGATCCCAAAAATGAAGAAGTCGATACTTTAGCATTCGAGACTGCCGGTGGAACAAGCAAACCGAAGGGACAAAAGTTTTATAGTATATTCAAGGGACACAC